TTGGTTCAAACATCGTTCAAGGAGCATCAATTTTCAATATAAATGGAACAGCAACGTTCCAAAGTTATTACACAGGTTCATCTGCTCCGGCTTCCTCTTTAGGCAACAACGGAGACATTTATTTACAGGAGTAGGCTTATGAGTAGAGTAGAACAAGGAATTGAAATTAATAGACAACATATCTACAACGTAGAACATAGAATTGAAGAATCAATTTCTTTTACAGACCAGATTTTAGCTTTAGGCTATAAAGACCTTGAAGAATTTTTCAATGAAAAAATCGAATATGAAATGCAGCAGGTGCTTAAAGGTAAGGTCTACTCAGTAGAACCAAAAGATGCAATGCCTACACTGCGCCGGCTCGTTCAGAATCATGAATATGGAATTGTCTCTGTCTATACAAATGAGACATGTGTTCATCACGGACAAGACCCAACGAAGTATCTCAACGAAGACTACTGCGCGCAGCACAACATACCAATTTATCCATATGACTCATTCGGTGGCAATATTGTTGCTACCCATGATGATTATAGCGTCGCTTTGCTTTTACCTTTGACAATTGATATCTCTGCGGGTTTTGTATTACGGAAAACTAAAGAAATTTTGGAGAAATACTTCGACGATGTAGAAGTTGTAGATAATGATATACTAATTAAAAATAGAAAAGTAGCGGGTGCGACAAGCTTCGGCACAGAGCGTTATTTCTTCCTCATATATCACTTCTCAATGAGTGAGAAAGAAAACCTCATAACTGAAATCTGCGGCGCGCCTACGTCTGGCAAACGTCCTGGCTACATTGATACAACGGTTCTGCCAACTGAAAGACTAATGGAGGACTTCTTATCATGGCTACAGGGACTTTAACCTTTATACCAAATGCTGATATCTCCGTTAGTCACAATAAAAGTAGTGGTTCAACGGGATATTCATTACTGACTACAAACGATGATGACTCTACATATATTTATCAAACGTTAAGTTCAACCTCATCCACAAGCGTTAATTCTGTATTTACTCTTGGTATAGACGGCACAATGCCAGAAGATTATATCCAAATTACAGCCGCGCGCCTTTACTCAAGAGCGAGAATTGGAGCTAATGATGAAAGTGGTTCATATCGTTGTTATTTCACGGCGGGTACAACGGCCGGCGGTTCAGATACAAATGCTTCAACACATGAAAGTTTAAGTAGTTCATATTCTACCGCTAGTGCGACTAGTGATTCATTAGTAACTGCAATTAATGAGCTGATAACTAGAGATGAGTTTCCAACCCTATCAGTTAAAGTAACAACAACTGGTACGAAAAGTAGTTCAAAAAATGCGAGTAACGGATATATCAGAGTTACACAAGTCTATTTAGAACTTGATTATGAGACAAAAGAATATGTACCTGATATACCAGACATTCCAACTGAAGACCCTACCGAAACATACCACTCAATTACCATTTCCTCAATCAATGCGACAACCGACCCAGCTAATGGAACAGTTCGTGTAGTTGAAGGAACAGACCAAACAATTACAATCTATCCAACTGACCCAGTATTGACTTTGGCTTTGGATAATGGAGTTGATATAACAAGTCAGCTCGGCGGTAGTGGTCTGCCAGATAATACTTATGAAATTGGAGAACGTTCCGGCGCTTCCTACGGATTTGTAAAGAATGGTAATTATTATGAGTCACAAAATAAAGGCGTTGATTCATCCGCGGCTCTTTGTAGAGTAACACTTGAATGTGAAACAGAAGCTTTGTTAACAATTAAATATATTTTATATACTTCATCTGATGAGGCAAGATATGACTATGCTATATTTGGTATATTAGATACTGCTTTAGTAACTAGTAACTCTGAAGACACATCTACTAGAGTATATCATAGTGGAAAAGGTGAATCCTCTCCTGATGAACAAACGCTTACATATACAATTCCAGCTGGAAGTCATTTTTTTGATATTAAATATCGTAAAGACACTAGTTATGGCTATGGAAATGATACACTTCAATTTAGGATTGATTCAATTAAATCTACCACAGGTGGCGGCGAATTTACTTATACACTTCCTGATGTATCAAAACGTCACAGCTTAACCTTTGTATTTGGTAGTGTAGATTACTATTTCGTATCTGCATCTGGCGGTAATGGTTGTAGGGTGTTCCCAGATGGACAACAGGTTAAATTGCCTGGCGATAGCTACTCAGTTACAATCGTACCAGACAACATCAATGATACGGTTGTCTTATTCGACAATGAAGTTGACCATAGCTCCGAGCTTATTCGAACAGAAACAACAGATAAGTCTGGAGCGACAATTGTTGTATATACTTATGAGTTATCAAACATTGATATGGAACATCGTATCGTAGCTGGTTGTACTTCAACAAATACAGCCAAAATATATTTAAAAGTCAATGGTTCTTGGAGACAATTTTCCAAGATATATGTTAAAATAGATGGTGCTTGGGTTGAACAGAACGCACTTGTATGGTCTGCTTTGTTTGATACAAGCGAAAACTATCGAAAGATGAATTAAAAATTTGACACAGGATAGAAACTGTGATATACTAATAATAGACGATAATGTCTAACGTAGACGGCGCGCGGGCAACCTTGATGGGGTGCCGCCCGCCGGAGGCCGTATACGTTCAACTTTGGAAAGGAGAACTTATATATGGCAAATTATACGGGAATTAAGAAAATAAAAATTGGGGATAATACGTTTGAGTTAGCGGATACAGATGAAAAATTAAAAACGGTAGCTTTAACTAGCGGTACAACTTATTATCCAATTTTAGCGATAGGAGCTAATGCTGCAGCAAATAGACAGATAGATTCTACGCTTGGTGGTTTAACTTATACTTCTACTGCTGGTACAACAAGTGGTTTGGGTAATGCTACTTTGATGCTAGGAAATAAAATTGCTTCAGGTACAGCCAATAATGAATATGGACGATTAGCTTTAGCTGGTACTAATACGCAGGTTACTTATTTAACAGCTGATACAACTAGTGGAATGCATACGATTAGCTTGCCAGATGAGAATGGTAAGTTATTGGTTGGAGAGCTGGGGTATACTACAAGTGGTAATAACAGAGCGGTTTTAAGAGACTCTAATGGGAAGTTATATGTGACCCAAAAAGATGATAATAGTGATACAAAAAATACCGCCGGTTCTACCGATTCTTCTTCAAAGTTATTCCTAATTGGAGCAACTTCTCAGGCAGCAAATCCACAAACCTATTCCCATGATACTGCTTATGTTGGTACAGATGGGTGTTTGTATAGTGGAGGCTCAAAAGTTTTAACTGCTCATAATACTTATACAATTAGTAATAGTGGTAGTGGTAATGCAGTAACCGGAATTTCACTTAGTGGAACTACCTTAACAGTTACAAAAGGCTCAACTTTTATCACTAGAGCTTCTACGTTTACTGGAGCAACATCATCAGCAGCGGGTACAGCCGGTACAATTCCAGCACCAGCAGCGGGAGATACTCAAAAGGTTGTTTTCGGAGATGGAAATTGGTGGAATTTAGGATTACAAAGCTATTATGATACTGATAATAATTCAATTATACAATTATATAGGACTCGTAGTGTTTCGGGCGGAGGGGTCACCTCAGATGAGTTGGGCTCTTTTACATTAGGTGGAGCAATAACTGCTTGCGGTAATAGTTCTGGAGACCAGTCATTAACAACTAGTGCAGCGACACTTCCTATGACAACTTTTAGAGCAGGAAAAGGAACTGATTTTACTGTAACCAATAATGGGATTAAGTGTGAAAAAGATGGTTGGGTGATAGTTTCGGCGCGAGTATATTTTACAACTGGTTTCACTCAATTTGATACGGTTCATGTTGTGATTACGAAAGATTCAACAAATATATCAGATACTCCTTTTCGTATACCTAGTACATATTGTGTAATAACAAGTGGCTCAATACTTCAAGAGGTAACTGCTGGAACTATGTTTTATCTTAAAGTATATAATCAAACTGCTGCGCGAGGAGCCGCGAGTAAGAATGTTTCAACTTCATTAACACTTATGTATGTTTAGTACCAATATATTAACATCTTTAAAGTAAAGACCCCTAACGGGTCTTTTTTATTGCTCAAATCTATACCCATCCACCCAAAAACCTACTTATAAATGGAAATATCTATATCTATCTTAAAGGAGGTAACACAAATGACATTAGAATTTTGGAAAGCTGCAGCAATCCGTGCAATCAAAACTTTCGCTCAAGCCATGGTAGCTCAAATCGGAGCTGGCTCTGTAGGCATCGTAGCCTTTGATTGGGCTGGCGCACTCTCCGTATCAGCTATGGCTGCAATTCTTTCTATCTTCACATCACTTGCTGGTCTGCCAGAGATAGCTCTCATGCAAACCGTTGAGTCATACGACAATGACCCAGATGAAGACGATGTAGAAGAATATGAAGAAGATGAGTTCGATGAAACTGAGGAAGTAGAGGAAACGGAAGAAAACGCAGAAAAGGAGGCATAATATGGCACTTCTTACTAAACAACAAAGAATTGTGCGTTTTAAATACCTTGGATATAAGTATAATAAAGAAGGTATTAAAGCACTTCAAAAAAAGTATATGCGTAAGAAAGACGTAGATGGCATATATGGGGAAGATACGGATAAAGTTCTTCGCCACGTATATAACGTCAAAAGATATACTAAGAATTTCTCACCAGAAGAGTTCAAATGCGAATGCGGCGGTAGATACTGCACAGGCTATCCTTCCTATATGAAGAAAGTCCAGTTACAAAATCTACAAGCTATTCGCGACCACTATAAAAAGCCGATGACTATTACATGTGGACTTCGTTGCAAACCATATAACAATAAGTTACGTGGTTCAATTCAGAACTCAAGACACCTTAACGGCCATGCAACCGACTTCTACATGCCAGGAGTTACTGATACTCTTGCTAATAGAAAGAAATCTATCAAGTGGATTAGAAAACTTCCAAACCACGGCTATACATACGGCAACGGATATAACTCCTATGGTGCAAGAATATCTGCTGGCTATATGGGCAATGCTTTACACACAGATACAAAGTGAGGTATAAACTATGGGATTATTAAATAATATAGTACAAGCCGTTAGCG